CATTAGATTCAGGAAATGTTACGTTAGACTATAACCAAAATAGTGCGTATAATACATCAACAGGTATTTTCACTGCTCCGCTTACAGGGCTGTATCAAATTTATTTCAATAGTTGCATAGGTTCAGCGAACGGAAATTCTGTAGTTCAAATATTGAAAAATAACGTGGCTACTGCAGGTAACATATTATGTTATTGGGAATCAGATTCAAACAATCAAGGTGGACAAAACTTTGGAGTATCTACAGTTGCAAGATTAACTTCAAATGATAATGTTCGAGCAAGAGTATTAACTGGATCAATTAAATTTGACGCTAATGCTAGCTGGGGCGTAGCGTTTATAGGCTAATAAATACTTAAAAGGGTAACAAATGGCTACAATAACATCCAGAGCAGATTTAAAAGATTATTGCTTACGCTCGTTAGGCGCACCTGTAATTGAAATAAATGTGGATACTGATCAAGTAGAAGATCGTATAGATGATGCGTTTCAATTTTATCGTGAATACCACTTTGATGCTGTAGAAAAAATTTATCTAAAGCATCAAATAACTGCGAACAATATTTCTGATCAATATATTGAAATATCTGATGCAGTCGTAGGAGTTGAAAGAGTATTTCCGTTTATGAATAAATCTACGGGTACTAACATCTTCGATATTAAATACCAAATTCTGATTAACGATCTGTATACTTTAATGTCTACGGATTTGATTTACTATACAGCAGTTAGACAAGAGCTTGAGCTTATTAATCAATTACTTGTAGGACAAAAGCCTATTAGATTTAATAGACATATGAATCGATTACATATTGATATGGACTGGGCAGCGGATGTTGTACCTGGTACATACATTATTGTAGAGTGCTGGAGAATATTAGATCCAGATGTATTTACAAATGTTTATAATGATATGTTCTTGAAAAGATATGCTACTGCTCAAATTAAAAAACAATGGGGAAATAATTTGAAGAAGTTTGCAGGTGTACAACTTCCTGGAGGAGTAACATTAAACGGTGAGATTATATACCAAGAAGCAATTGAAGAAATTCGACAAATTGAAACTGAAATACAGTCTAGATTCGAATTACCTGTAGACATGTTTGTCGGTTAACAATGCTTCTTATCACTGAGCCTCATAGCATATACTAACATCGTGTCAATAGATTGTCAATAGAAACATAATTTAAAATGGCTACCGTTAATCCATATTTTCAATCTGGTGTCCCAATGGGGAGAGCATCGGAACAGAACCTCTATGAGGATATAATTATAGAGTGCTTGAAGATTTACGGTTTTGAACTGTACTATCTACCTCGCAAATCCTACAATGAAGATCGCATTTTGGGAGAAGATCCGTTAAACAAGTACGAACACGCTTATCCAATTGAGATGTATTTGGAAAGTAATACTGGGTATGAAGGCCAAGGCGAGTTTTTATCTAAGTTTGGTGTTGAGACAGTTGAGAATGCTAATTTTGTAGTCTCAAGAAAACGTTGGTTAGAAGTTGCAGGTAGTAGCGGCAATACTGTTTTGGCAAACAGACCGGCTGAAGGCGATATTCTATATTTCCCACTAACAAAATCATATTTTGAAATACGTAAAGTAGAGGGCGATAAGCCTTTCTATCAGGTAGGCAAACTATATGTTTACAGATTGACTTGCGAATTGATGCAATATTCTAGCGAAGTTATTACAACAGGTATTCCTGATATTGATGATTATCCTGCAGGTATTAATGAAGACATAACCAATTTTAGCTTAACGCAGGAGAGTGGTGATGAGATATTACTTGAATATAATAGCGAAAGCGTATTGGTCAATGAATCGTACTCTACAGTCCACGCCGATGATGGTGGCGCACGAAACGAAGATTTTGATACTAACATTACAGACATTCTAGATTTTAGTGAACGCAATCCATTTGGAGAGGTATTTAAATAATGTTAGACCAAAGATTTTACTGGGGAACAATTCGAAAAGCTATTGTTGCTTTTGGAAATATGTTCAATAATATTAATATTGAACGTAGAGACTCTTCTGGCAATATTGTTCAAGTATTGAAGGTTCCGTTGTCGTATGCTGGTAAAGCAAAGGCGTTAGCTAGAATACAGCAACGACCTAATGTAGATGATCGCAGTGTACAAATTATTGTACCTCGTATGGCATTTGAAATGTCTACTTTGACGTATGACTATAATCGAAAGATAAGCCCTATTCAACAAAGTAGATCGGTAAATACTACAAGTACAACACTTGATTCTCAGTATGCGCCTACACCATACAACATAAATATTTTGCTATATGTTTATGTGAAGAATCAGGATGATGGGTTACAAATTATTGAACAGATATTACCGTACTTTAATCCAGATTACAACTTAACACTGAAGGCGCTTCCTCAGTTAAATATTAAAAACGATTTACCTATTATTTTAGATTCAGTTAATTTTGAGGACAATTATGAGGGAGAGTTTGATGATAGAAGAACTATCATTTGGACATTATCATTTACAATGAAACTTAATTTCTATGGACCTGTTAATAAACAGGGTATTATCAGGAAGGTTGTTACTAGTACATATAATGATGCTGCATTGACGCAAAAGACAACAATTACTACAGTTGAACCTGATCCGTTAACTGCTAAACCTGGTGATGATATTGGTTTTACTGATACCTTTGAAGATTTTGAATGAAAAACATACCTGAATTAGATAAAATATTTGACATAACTCCGGTAGAAGAATCGGAGTTGCCTACGACATTGCCGGTAGTATCTGACTCAGAATCTAGACAGATGGATCAAGAAGATGATTATCAATTAGCTAGAAATACACTTAGAAATCTTATAAACAAAAGTGAAGATACTTTAGATCAAATGATAGAACTTGCTAAGAATTCTGAGCATCCTAGGACATATGAGGTAGCAGGACAATTAATCAAAACAGTTTCTGATGTAGCAAAAGACCTTATGGACTTGCAAAAGAAAGCTAAAGATTTACGACAAGGTGATCCTGAAGGTCCTCGAAGCATAACAACCAATAACAATGTAGTATTTGCTGGTTCTACAGCAGAGCTAATGAAAATGCTTGGTAAAAAAGACGACGGTAACACAATTGAGCAATAAACAAATATCATACAACGGCAATCCTAATCTTAAACCAATTGGAACCGTACAACAATACACCGCTGAACAAGTTAAAGAACTTATGCGTTGTATGCAAGACCCAATCTATTTCATAGAATCATACTGTAAGATTGTTTCGCTGGATAGAGGACTTATCAGTTTTAAACTCTACGAGTGCCAAAAAGAAAAAGTAGATGTTATATTGAATAATCGTAAAGTTATTCTAATGGAAGGTCGCCAACAGGGCAAGACCATTACATCTGCAGCATGTATTCTATGGTATACGTTATTTCAGGAAAACAAAACAGTTGCTATTTTGGCAAACAAATCTTCCGCCGCGCGCGAGGTTCTTTCTAGATACGAACTAATGTATGAGATGCTTCCAATGTGGATGCAGCAAGGCGTTAAAACATTCAACAAGGGCGATATTGAGCTTGAGAATGGATCCAAAGTATTTACCGCAGCAACAAGCTCATCTGGTATTCGAGGTAAATCTGTAAACTGGTTATATATTGACGAAGCCGCAATTATTCCAAACAATGTTGCAGAAGACTTCTTCACATCTGTTTACCCGACAATTTCAGCGGGCCAAACAACAAAGATTCTTCTTACATCTACCCCGCTTGGATATAATCACTTCTGGAAGTTCTGGAACGAAGCAGAACAGGGATTAAATGGATTTGTTCCGTTGTTTATTCCTTATAGCAGAATTCCTGGCAGAGATGAGAAATGGGCAGCTGAACAGAAATCAATGCTTGGCGAACTAAAGTTCAACCAAGAGGTTTTGTGCAGATTCCTAGGTTCTTCCAACACACTTATCAATCCAGATACTATTGCTGCAATGTCCACAAAGCAGTTTGTATATACAAAAGATGGTTTGGATATTTTAGAAGAACCGCAGGAAGAGCATGTCTATATGCTGATTGCTGATACTTCACGGGGAGTTGGTGGAGATTACTCAGCATTTACAGTTGTGGATATTACAGCATACCCGTATACTGTGGTAGCCAAATATAGAAGTAACAGAATAAGCCCGTTGTTATTTCCCAACATTATATACAAAGTTGCCAAAGATTACCACAAGGCATACTGTTTGGTAGAGATCAACGATAACGGGCAACAAGTAGCAGATTCATTGTATATGGACTTAGAATACGAAAATGTGTTCTTTGTGGGAAGTAGCAGTAAAACTGGACAATATCTATCTGGCGGTTTTACGCCAGGAGCAACACTGGGCGTAAGAACTACAAAGCAAGTAAAACGCCTAGGAACAACGACGTTTAAAAGTTTAGTCGAAGGTACAAAATTATTAATACATGACCCGGAAATCATTGAGGAAATATCTACATTTATTGAAGTTCGTGGAACGCACAAAGCAGATGAAGGATACCATGACGATTTGGTCATGTGTTTAGTCCTATTCTCTTGGGCGACAAACGAACCATTCTTCAAAGATTTAACAGATTCCAATTTGCGCAAAGCACTGTACGAAGAACAGTTCAAGCAAATCGAAGAGAATCTAACCCCGTTTGGGATTGTCAATGATGGCCTCCCTCAGAAAGAGGAACCGGTAGTTATGGGTGACGATGTTTGGTTTTCTTCGGATCCTGCAAAGGAAATGGAAAAACTTAAAACAAAATGGATGGAAAATGTCTAAAAACTTATACTTATAAATAAATAGTAATCATAGTTAATAAAACTATATAAAATCTTTAAGGAGAATAAGATGGCATTTCAGCTTTCACCCGGCGTACTAGTACAAGAAAAGGATTTAACTGCAATAGTCCCTTCTGTTGCTACTTCTGCCGGCGCATTCGCTGGCGCCTTTCAATGGGGACCTGTTGACCAAGTTACCACCGTCGATTCAGAAAATAATTTAGTAAAATATTTCGGCGGCCCAATTGATGCTACATATACATCATTTTTTACTGCAGCAAACTTTTTATCATATGGTAATAATTTACAGTTAGTTCGTGTTGTCAATGCAGCCGAAGCTAAAAACGCTGTTGCTAATGCATCAGCTACAAGCGCAGTATTAATTAAAAATTTAGACGACTATTTAAATAATAAATCTAGTGGCGGGTATGGGTTGGGGGAATTTGCCGCAAAATATCCTGGAGAATTGGGTAACTCGTTAAAAGTTTCAATGGTTGATGCAAATACCTGGAGTCACTGGGCAAACACATACCAAACAGACTTTGACTCTGCACCTGGCACATCTACATATGCTACTTCATTAAATGGCACAGATGACGAACTACACATTATCGTTATTGATGAAGATGGTTCTTGGACAGGTGCAAGAAATACTGTTCTCGAAAAATTCCCTTATGTATCAAAGGGGTCTGATGCTAAAAATACAGATGGATCATCTAATTATTACAAAGATGTAATTAATACAAAATCCGAATATATTTGGTCTATAGATCATCCTACTACGGGTACAAACTGGGGAACAACAGTACAAAGCAAAACATTTGCAAATTTAAGCTCAAATGTATTGGTTTCATTGTCAAATGGTGTAAGCGCTGTTGCTAATATTTCAGCAGGCAATGTTATTGCCGGGTTTGATCTATTCTCAAATGACGAATTGTACGACGTAAGTCTAATCCCACTAGGTGCATGGAGTAACACTGCTGCAATCGTTAGTTCTGTAGTTTCTTTAGCAGAATCAAGAAAAGATTGCGTAGTATTCATTTCCCCAGATATCACAGACGTTGTTAATGTTTCTACATCAGTACAAGCAAGCAATGTTGTTGGTTTCAGAAATGCATCTGCAACAAACGGCGGAGTAAATTCTAGCTATGCTGTTATGGATTCAGGTTGGAAATATCAGTACGATCGCTACAACGACAAGTATCGTTGGGTTCCTCTGAATGCTGATATTGCAGGTTTGTGCGCAAGAACAGACGCAGTTTCTGAAGCATGGTTCAGCCCAGGTGGTTTCAACCGTGGACAGATTAGAAATGTTGTTAAATTAGCTTTCAATCCTTCTAAGACAGATAGAGATACGCTATACAAAGCAGGTGTCAACCCTGTTGTAGCATTCCCTGGTCAAGGAACAGTTTTGTTTGGTGATAAAACTCTACAAGCAAAACCAAGCGCATTTGATAGAATCAATGTTCGTAGATTGTTCATCACATTAGAGAAAGCAATTGCAACGGCATCCAAATTCCAATTATTTGAATTTAATGATCCTTTCACAAGAGCACAATTTAGAAATCTAGTAGAACCATTCTTAAGAGACGTACAAGGTCGTCGTGGTATTACAGATTTTAAAGTTGTTTGTGACGAAACAAATAATACAGGTGATGTAATTGATAGAAACGAATTTAGAGCAGATATTTATATCAAGCCAGCTCGCGCTATTAACTTCATCTCATTGACGTTTGTTGCGACACGCTCTGGTATTTCGTTTGAAGAAGTTGGCGCTTAATAACGGAGAAGAATAAAAATGGCAACAATCGTATCCCCTTTCAGTATTAATAGCTTTAAAGCACAGCTAAAAAATGGCGGCGCTCGTCCTAATCAATTCCAAGTTACAATTAATTTCCCACAATTAGTTGCCCAAAATACGGTATTGAATAGAGCATCTTCATTCTTAGTTAGCATTGCAGAAATGCCAGGCCAGACAATAGGTGTTACTCCTGTATTTTACAGAGGTAGAGAACTTAAAATGGCAGGTGATAAAGTATTTGCACCGTTTACATGCACTATTTTAAACGACACTGATTTTACTATCAGACAAGGTTTAGACGAGTGGATGAATCTTATTGAGAGCAATCAATTTAAGACAGGCGCAACTAATCCAGTTAATTATCAGACTACCATTACAG